GTTACAAACATACTATACGTATTAGGTAGTATTAAAATGGATCGTAGACATTTACGAGACTTAGACAGAGCAAAAAACAGAGCGTACAAATTAATTAACTTATAAAATAAAAGAAAATGAACAAAAATGAAGCAATAGAATTAATGAAGAAAGGAGTTAAAATAACTCAAGTTGGATTCTCCAAACATGAATGGATGACAATGGAAAAAGGAAATATAGTTCTTGAAGATGGAGTTGTTTGTTCTACATATGAATTTTGGAGATGGAGAACAGAAGATTATTGGAATGAAGGTTACTCGATATTTAAAGAAATTAATTAACTTATAAAATAAATAAACATGAAAAATTTAGCAAAAGCAGTACTTCAAGTTATGGAAGATGTGCAAGGAATGGAGAAAAATTCTAAAGTAGGAACTGGTAAAAGTTCTTATGACGGCACAAAAGACAAAGACGTAAAAGAAGTGTTTAACAAAGCATTAAGAGAAGCGGGATTATGTATGTTACCTATTGACATAAAAGAGGAAACTCAGATAGATAGATGGCAAGAAGATACACAGTATGGATTAAAACAAAAGCAGTCAGTGTTCACTAAGGTTAAAACAAAGTATTTACTATTGCATGAAAGCGGAGAGAGTTTAGAGATAGCAGGTTATGGACATGGTATAGATTCACAAGACAAAGGAGCAGGTAAGGCAACTACCTACGCAATGAAGAACGCTTTACTTTATGCTTTTGTAACGCCAGTAGGTAAGATTGACGATGCAGACACAACACATTCAAACAATATAGAAACACCAAAAGCACCAACACCAAAGCCAGTTACAAAGCCTACGTTAACTCAAAAGCAATTAGATGGACTAAGTAAGGTTAAAGATGTAGAAGTGCTTAGAGGTTACTTTAAAACGCACGAGATTACAGAAGAGCAAAAAGGATTAATTACTAAACTAGCATTAAAACTAAAAGGATGAGCCAAAGTAAAAAAGAATTTATAAATTTGCGAATAGAGGAGCAATATTATAACGAGATACCTAATTACATAAAGCAGCGTATCGAGATCAAAAGTATAGATGATAGTTTACCAGAGTATAAAGAAGACGAAACTTTAAAAGGTCTTTATAGGGATGCTGCTAAAATAAAGGATAAGATTAAAATAAGACAATTCGAGATTAAAGATTTAATAATAAAAAATAAAAACAAGTAAAATGATTGAAAGCGTAATAGAAGAGGGAAAAGCAGAAAATGACTATCCTAGACTAATGGTAATGGAAAATTACCCAGAAGAGGTAGTTTTGTTTATAAGTGATAAATGCGGCACATTAGTAAGCAGTAGTAATTGTTTTGATTTAAAAACAGGTGATTATTCTAATAATTGGTCTATCTCACAGTTTAGAATTTTTAACGGAAATGTATTAATAAGTAATAAATAAAAACAAGTAAAATGGAAGTAAAAGGAACAATTAAACTGATTAACGAAACACAAACTTTCGACTCAGGATTTACAAAGAGAGAATTTGTAGTAACAACACCAGAAGAATATCCACAAGATATTAAGATTGAAGTAGTAAAAGACAAATGTGCTTTACTAGATACATTCAAAGTAGGAGATGTAGTAGACGTAGCAATTAATCTTAGAGGAAATTGTTATAACGAAAAGTATTATGTTAACATTCAAGGGTGGAAGATTAACAAAGCAGACGGTGCAACTACACCACAGCCAACGGCACAAGTTGAAGAGGTTGAAGATCTGCCATTTTAATCTAAACTAACTAAAGCCGTCTATCTTCGATTTAACACCGTAAGGATTAACTCAATTTATTAAGACTTGCTACGGATAGTCCGACAACAGCATTAAAAAGATAGGCGGCTTTTTAATTAAACGATATGAAAGTAACAGATAAAATAGAAATTACCAACGAGGACAATATGGAGTTAATGTCAAGGTATGAAGATAATCACTTTGACCTTGCAATAGTTGACCCGCCTTATGGGATAGATGGAGGGACAGACGGACGTAAGTCTAACAATGAAACATACACAAAGAACTCATTTAGAAAGTACGCAAAAGACGGGGGTATTGACTGGGATAAACACCCTCCTAAAAAAGAATATTTTCAGGAATTAAAACGAATTAGCAAAAATCAAATTATCTGGGGTGGAAATCATTTATGTGAATTTATTGGACGTACAAAAAATGTCATTATATGGGATAAAATGAACTACCTACCAACAATGAGCCAATATGAATTAGCGTTTACATCTTTCAATAAACACCCTCGACTATTTAAACTAACAAGTAACCAAGAAAATAGATTTCATATTTCACAAAAACCCGTAAAACTTTACGAATGGCTTTTAATGAACTACGCAAAAGAAAACGACAAAATACTTGACACGCATTTAGGTAGCGGTAGCATTGCAATAGCCTGCCACAACTTAGGCTACGAATTAACTGCCTGCGAATTAGACGAGGAATATTTTAACAACTCAATCAAGCGTATTAATAACCACGTATCACAGCAAAGACTATTTTAATTATGACAAGCGAAGAAACTAACTTAGAACTAATAAAAACCCTAGCACATGTTCAAGCGGTACTTAGAGGTTTAGACAATTTAAAAGACGTAACTATGCACGAAAGTGTTAAACGTATCTTAAATGAAAGCAAACACGTATTTAAAGCAACTGAAAAGCATATAGTTAAAGACTGGGAGATAATTAATAAACAGATGCACAATATAGATAGCGATATGATGGAAACTATTATCGAAGCATTTCAATATAAAATTAATCAAGTAGTTGTATTAGGTGTTGAAGATGTAGTAACTGTAACAGATGCGCCAGTATAACATTTTAGGCGGTGTAGACAGGCTAGAACTTGTTGAAGGTATCTTTGTGGTCAAACACAGAAGAAAGGTGCTTAGACGTGTTAGAGTGAAAAGGAATAAACAATTGAAACTTTTTTAAAATAAATTTGGTAGTTAGATAAATTTAACTATCTTTGCGTACAAGTTCGGTCTGACAATATAGAACTTAAAGGAATTTTAATTAACCCTTGTTGCAATTAAGAGAAGTCAGACCCTCCGAAAGTAGCAGGGGTTTTGTTTTAACTAATAGTTTGTCAGTATCTTAAAACTGTCATTATTATGGGAAACTATAAATTAGTTTTTGGAGGTACGGAAGAATCCAAAACATTAGATCACGAGTTAACTTGTTTTGGTAATGCTAATAACGAGTTGTTTATTGAAATTTTAGGAGACACTCAGTCTTATATTTGCTTAGATAGAGCAACCGCAATAAAATTTCACAGAGAGATTAAAAAGCAAATTTCATTTTTACAAGAGGAGGTTTCTAATGGCTAACGGTAAAAAATCAGTTCTATTATATTGTGATTTAATACATACAATAGAGAAAATGAAAGATGAAGATGCTGGTCAATTCTTTAAGCATTATTTAAGATACATTAACGACTTGAACCCAGAAACGGATAATCCAATAGTAGATATTACCTTTGAAAGTGTTAAGCAAAACCTTAAAAGAGACTTAAAAAAGTGGGAAGAAAGAGCCGAGAAGAGTAGAGAGAATGGTAGTTTAGGAGGTAGACCAAAGAAAGAACCTAAAAAACCTACTGGGTTATTAGAAAACCAAACGGGTAAAAATAAACCTGTTACAGTTAATGTTACAGTAACAGATACAGTAAAAGATAAAGATATTAATAATAAGGCTAAAGCCTTTAAGAGTGAGGATGATTTTTTAGAATGGTTTAACAAAGGCAAAGAATATTACACTAAGGTAAAAGGTAAGACTAAAGTACTTTCTAAAAATGATAAAGCAAACTTCAAGACGTTAAACAATTCATACAATAGAAAAGAGTTTGGACACGCTATTAAAATGATGTCTAAGTCTGAATGGGTTAGAGATAATAAAATGTTTACACCTTCTCATTATCTTGTAAATAAAAACTTTAGTAAATACCTAAACCAAGACGACAACGACAACAGAATATCAATGAACTTACCTGCAAACTAATGTATAAAAGACTAAGCCAAATATCGACAGAATTAAACGACCTAAGAACTAACGGAGTTCAAAGGGGTGTTTCTGTGGGTTGGGAGTGGCAAACGTTCCCGTACACAGTAAAGAAAGGAAGTACTACCTACATAGGTGCTGCTCCTGCAAGTGGTAAGAGTGAGTTTTGGTTTGAAATATTACTTAACTTATCTTGTTTACATGGTTGGAAGCACGTTATATTCACACCCGAGACAGGAGAGCCTAGAGAAATATACGCAGAACTATGCCACAAGTTTGCAGGTAAACCGTATTACGGAGAAGGTTGTATGACTGAAAGTGAAAAGGCACACGCTGAAATGTTTATCGATACACACTTTATTATAATTGATCCAGTAGATGAGGATTTAACTTTAGAAATGTATTACAAAAAAGTAGATGACATTGAAACTGAATTAGGAATGACTTTTAATACTACAACTTTAGACCCTTGGAACGAACTCACAGAGAACTACATACCTGCTGACTTAGGTAGAGAAGATAAATACCTTAGCCGAATGTTAGGATATGCACGTAAGAACGCTAGAAAGTCTAATAGACATAACTGTATAATAACACACGTCAGAGACCAAGCAATGATAACAAAAGGAGATATTAGATACTTTCCAATGGCACACGCTAGAGACTTTGCAGGAGGTCAAGTTTGGTTTAGAAAAGGTATGAGTGTATTAATACCTTGGAGACCGCCAATAGGATTATCTGACGAACATGGCACACCATACGAGACTAATCAAATGGTATTAAACATTGCTAAGAGTAAACCAAAAGGAACGTCTAAGAATGGACTTTACACAATGTGCTACGATATTGAAAGAAGCAGATATTACTTTGATAATTACGGCAAAAGGATTTACGCAGACAGGGGAGAGTACGAACCTAAGCCATTAGATAAACCGAAACAAATAATACAGCCTAACCTAGACTTTGACAACGTAAAGCCTAAAGAGGTTAAGCCAGTAGAATTAAATAAAGATTATAAGCCAGAGGATGACTTTTTAAATTATGTCGAGCCTTGGGAGGATTAAATTATAAAACAAATGAACGCAACAATAACAAAGAACAACTTAGAAATCTTCTACAACAAGTTAGAAGGTAACAGAAAACTTAATGAGGAGTGGTTAACTTACAAAGCCTTTTTAAAAGACGGTATTAAAATGATTGACGTATGCTTAGATAATATGGATCAACTCAATAAAGTAATTGCAGTTAACTTCAATAAAGATTTACAAACGGCTATTGAAACTAAGCAAGTTAAGATTAAATTACTATCTTTGGAGAGAGAAAACAAAGAACTAAAGCAACTCAATAAGGAGATGGAAGCGAAGATAGATAAAGTTTTACAAGGGGTTTAGCGTTGAGTGTATGAATAGTAAAATTACGGATATGATAAAAAGAATATTAGATTGGATTAGACCAAAAAGCCCTTGTTGTAAAAAACCAATGACAAGCGTATTAGAAATGGAATTAGATAAACTACTTTATGAATGTCCTAAATGTGGTAAAGAGTGGATATAGTAATTTTATTATTTATATACTTTGTTAGGCGTCAGTTTTAATGCACTCTAACGTTTAATGTATGGTTAGTTGCGTGAATTAAACTAAAACTTAATAGATGAAAACAGAAGAATTTAAAGATTTAATTAGACCAATAGTGTACAAGTATGGTAGCGGTTGGTTGTTAGATAATCCAGAAATGTTAGAGGAAATTTGCAAAAAGTACCATAATAAGCAATTAACTATACATAGTGTTGTGTTGCCAACTGATAAGGAGGGTGCGTTATGCGAACATAAAGAATGGGTACTCGCAGTTTATCACGGTAAAACAGTAAAGGAGTGTGGTAAGTGCCATAAGATAATAGCATAATGAAACACAACGCAATTAGATGTTGCGTTTTAATGCAATCTCTAATCAGTTATGAAGCGTTTTAATGCTTCACTTAAATTTTTAATTATGGCTAGATGTAAATATTGCAAGAGTAAATTTGAAGTAAAGCACTTTAATAGAAAGTTTTGCTATGAAGATAACTGCATACAAATGGCTACTAAGGACATTTTAAAGACCTCTAATGAAGTTAAACGTAAAGAGTGGGCAAAGCGTAAGGCAAAGAAGAAAGAAAGCCTTAAAACTAAACAAACTTATGTAAAGGAATTGCAAGTTATATTCAATAGGTTTATAAGATTAAGAGATAAAGACGAACCTTGCATTAGTTGTGGTAAAAAGTTAGGTGTTAAATACGATGCAGGACATTACAGAAGTGCAGGAGGTAGCCCAGAGTTAAGGTTTGAAGAAAACAACGTTCACGCACAATGCGTATATTGTAACCAACATTTACACGGCAATCTTATTAACTATCGTTTAGGCTTAATTAATAGGTACGGTTTAGCGGTTGTGGATTGGTTAGAGATACAACACGAGCCTAAGCACTACTCAATAGATGAGTTAAAAGAGTTAAAAGAATATTACAAACAAAAAATAAAAGAGTTATGAAAAAAGTTAGTTTTGATTTCGACAGTACACTAAGTAGACTAGATGTACAAAAGTATGCTAAAGAGTTAGTTAATAGAGGGTTTGAAGTTTGGATATGTACAAGTAGATTGCAACCTAGTAAAGCGCCAAATAAAGAATGGAATGATGATTTATTTATTGTAGCGGATGAAGTTGGGATAAATAGAGAAAATATTATATTTTGCAACTACGCAAATAAAAGCGAATTATTAAAAGATGAAGAATTTCTATTTCACATTGATGATGATAATATCGAACTTTCATTTATAAGAACAGATACTAAAATTACTCCTATATTTTTATTTGGGAATAAGAATTGGATTTCTGACTGTGAAAAAGCAATAAAATGAAATACGATTTATCCACACCCAAAGACAAAGAACTATTTAAGAACTACTACGATAAACTACTTAGTAAATGTGCTAAGGTAGAACTTAAAGAGGTTAAAGTAACAAGGTCGCAACGCCAGAACAGAAGTCTACATCTTTTATTCTCAATGATTAGTAATGAATTAAACGAGTTAGGCATGGAGTTTCAATATTTCGGTGTTAAAGGTCAAGTGTTAAGTACGAGATACACAGCGCACATAGTTAAAGAACATTTTTATAGGCCAATACAAGTAGCCTTATTTGATATTCAAAGCACTACTAAGGTAGATACTAAGCAGATAAACGAGACTTTCGATGTGGTTGCTAAGTTCTTTGCAGAGCGTGGAGTAGAAATATTCTTTCCAAGTATTGAGAGTATGACGGATTAAAAATAAAAAATAAATAAATAAAATGAGCAGTACAAACAGAGGGTATAATAGACATAAAAGCGATTACTACGTAACACCTAAAAAAGATGTTAAATTATTTTTAGAAGAATTTTGTTTTAAAGAAAATGAAACTTTTAACCAGTCTTTAATTTTAGATCCTTGCTGTGGAGGTGATGCTGAAAATGATGCTACCTACTTGTCAATACTTAAAGAGCAAAATAAAGAATCAAAAGTATTCGGAATAGACATAAGGGAAGATAGCAAAGCCGATTTAGTAAAAGATTTTCTTACTTGTAAAAGTGAAGAAATAGGTGTTTACAACATAATTATAAGTAACCCTCCGTTTTATTTAGCAGAAGATTTTATTAATAAGTCATTAGAAATAGTTAATGAGGGCGGTTATGTGATAATGTTATTAAGGTTGAATTTCTTTGGAAGTAAAAAGAGAAAGAAAATATTTGAAAATAATATGCCTTTAAGTTGTTATATACATCATAAAAGAATTTCATTTATGAATGGAGCAACTGATAGTATAGAGTATGCTCATTTTGTTTGGAAAAAAGGAACTAATAACGAGTTTTGCAAAACCTTTGTGATATAAATACCGATCATCATTTTATATTACCGCTCGTGTAATTTTCAAACAAAGCAAAGGTTAAACGATGTATGTTTGTGCTAACAAATTAAAACAAAGAAATTATGATACAAGTTTACGAAATCAAAGTTAAAAGAAATTGGACTAAAGTAAGAGCAACTTCAATGAAAGCAATTAGTGATTATTCAAAACAAAACGAAGAGGTTAAGGATTGGAGAATGTGTGGAATGATGAGCAGAATTGAAACAATCGAAAGTAAAAATTTACAAATAGTAGGATAATGAAAAGCAACGAAGAAATAATAAAGAGCCACGTACCTGATTGGGTACGTTGGCATGAGGTATGTAAAGAGCAAGTTATTAACGCAATGGAATCAAAATCAAATAGCATTATAAGTGAAATTTGGACTAAATGGGCTGAACTTAGTATAGAAGATTTTGACGATTATTTACACGAAAGATTGATGAATTTATGAATTTTAGAATTAAAAAATATGATAAGGGGTATGTAGTCCAAATTCAAAAAAGATTTTTATTCTTTAAATATTGGACTCATTTCATCCCAGTTGCAGGTATGGAGAATAAAGCATGGTTTCACTGTTCTTACTATTTTGCTGAAATGGGGTTAATATATGAGATTAGGAAAAATTTAAGTAATAATAGAATTAAATAAAAATGAAATTAAAAAATAATTATGTGCGAAAAATTAAAAGAACTACAAGAGAAGTACGAAGAACTATTTAACACAGTACACGACTTTATGCAAAACATAGACAATTACAACGTAGACATTCCGACTATCATGTACGATGAATGGAACGAAGTAAACAAGTTAGTAGGTAGAGATTAAAAAATAAGATTATGAAAGATTTATTAGAGCAAGCAGGCACACCAATACATTACTATTCAAGAGAAGTTAACGGAATGGACGTTATAGATTTAGTAAAGCATTGGAATCTAAACTTTAACGAAGGTAACGTATTGAAGTACCTATTGAGAGACAAAGGACAAGACATAGAAGACTTAGAAAAGATAATCGACTATGCACAGAGAGAATTAAAGCACCGACAAAATGAGGTATAGAGTTAGAAAGAAACCATTACAGCAACTAAGGGAAACTTTAT